TCTTAATAGATCTATTGGTTCTGTAGATAGAATGAAGTTTGCTGAAGACAGTATTTACCCAACAGGTGATGATTTCAAGTCTAGCGGTAACATATCAGAAGAAAGTGATTATGTAATAACACTATTCAACCCTAGAGATGAGAAGTTCAAACTTGAAAAACATTTTGGTGTAGATATTACAAAGTACCCTAACTATAGAAGTGTTCATCTTGTGGAAAGTAGAGACACTGATTGTCCATTTCATATAGGAGGTATTATTGATGCAGAAGCAAATATGTTTAATGAGTTACCAAAACCCAAAACAAAATGAAACTATCTAACAAAGGTTGTCTTAACGATGATAATTGTTATATGATAATTTATACAAAAAACCAGATAATAGATAACACATGATAGAAGAACTGTTAGAGAGACTTAGTATTATATACATAAAAGTTAAATGTTTTTTATGTCAATTTTTCGTACTTCATGAAAAGAACGATCAAAACAATTATTAAATGGGTAATGTAATTTTTCTAGTAGGTGATACAGGTACGGGTAAGAGTCATTCATTGCAGTATCTAAATTCAGATAGTACAGCGATTATTAATGTGTTAGGTAAACAACTACCTTGGAGGGGTAGTAAAAAAGATTACAATGCTGAGAAAAAGAACATTGTTAAACGTATCAAGAATGCTGACGTTATTGCAGCACTTAAAACTAAAGGTGAAGATCCTAAAGTTAACGTAATCGTACTTGATGATATTGGTTATGTAATGATAGAAGACTTCTTTGCAAAAGCTAATATAGCTGGATTTGAAAAGTTTACAGTACTAAGTAAGAATCTTGCAGATTTAATAAAGACAGCTAAAGATGTAGTACCTTCTAATAAAACTGTTATTTTTTGTTTTCATGAAGATATATCTGATAAAGAATCTATCAAAAAGATCAAACTCATAGGCAAAATGATAGATGATAAATACAATCCTATAGGAGTTGTATCTATCTGCATTTTCACAAGAGTCACTTTTGACGGTAAAGGAAATCCTGAATTCAACTTCATAGTCCGAAGAAGTATCACAGACACTGGTATTACAATACCCGCAAAGGCCCCTGACGGCATGTTTACCCAAGCAGTGATACCAAACAACATGGGCTACGTAATTGACTGTATGAACGCTTATTATGACGGTAATGAACCTCCAGTCCTGTTAAGTGACAAAAAGGAGAGTTCAGAGGACGAAAATAATAGTGAGAATGATGACGAAAATGAATAAAGCATTTTGTTGATATAGAAAAAAGTGATATACTATAGTCGATGAGGGTTTGAATAAGTCTTCAGAAGCTATTTAAACAAACGGCATTTCGCCAAAAACAAAACATCTTTCCAAGGGATATATTATGACACAGGAAGCAAATACAGTAGTAAACATCACTAAGAGCCAGATTATCGCAGACCTTAATGCAGGTCTTACCCGTAAGCAGATTTTCACAAAATACGGTCAGAGTGCCGCTGTTGGTAAAAGCATGATTAACACTTTTGGACTAAAGAATGCAAAACGCAAAGGTGCAAAATCTGGCGTATCTTTCAATTTTGTTGACGATACATCAGAAGGTGTAAATGCAGCAGCAGAAGCAGCAGTAGCATCTATTGAAGCACCAGTAACTTCTGACGACCTATATTGATCAAACCCTGATCTAATAACTCATTACAAACCAAAGATAGCCTGCAATCAAGTAGGCTATCTTTTTTTACACCAAAACAAACAAAATAAAGGATAATAACACATGTCATTTGGGTATAGTGAAGAAACCGTAGGAAGTAATAAAGTATTTGGTCTTAATCAGAAAGCTAATGTCGTAACTTTTGAATGGATCAATACAGCAGGTAAAGGTGGGTCTGAAGGTGAAGCTCTTGAGATCAAAGTATTGATTCAAGGAGATACTACACCTATCTCTTATCGTCAGTACCCGATCACAAAAGTGACAAACTTCAATGATAAGAGTGAGATCACAGATCCTGAACATCCTCTATTTAAGAAGGCTGAGAAAGTATGGGCAGGCAATATCACACATATCATGAAGTCTTTAGGTGTAACTGAAGAGACGCTGAAAGAGAAGTTGTCAGTACAAATCCCTACATTCAAAGAGTACTGCAAAATTCTCATGGGAATGCTTCCTAAGAACTTTGCAACAAAGTCTGTAGATGTCTTTCTTCAATACCAGTCTACTCTCAGAGGTAAGATGACCTTCCTAGAACTACCAAAGAATCCTAATGCCGGTAAGTTCTTGATACCTGCTGTCAAACCTGTAGGTGCATGGAAAGAACTGAAAGATGTTTCTGGTCTTAAGTATGTTGATGATGAAAATAACATTCATCCATTCAAGAGAACTGCCAAATACTTCGAGCAAAAGTGTGCAAAACAACAGTTTGCAGAAGATGAAGACGTAACTCTTCATGGTGATGGCACTACAGGAGAGACTGTGGAAGGTGGCGCAAGTGATGACTGGTAAATAACCCCTAAAACAATAACAAAAATGATAACAGTAAAAGAAGCCCTTCACAAAGTGAATCAAGAACAGACATTTGCAAAAGTGTTTGGTGAACTACCTATCTTAGATAGAACATATATATCACCATTTAGAAAGAATGATACAAACCCTGGTTGTTATTTTGAATGGCACAACGATATATTATATTTTGTTGATTGGGCTTCTTCTATTGTTAATAAGGATTGCATACAAGCCATTATGTCAAAATATAACATGAGACTTGCTGATGCAATAGACTTTGCAATGTCTGATATAGAACTTAAACCACAGAAAATAAAGACGGAAACTTTTATAAAAAGTTCGTCAAAAACTATAATAATACCAATAAAGAGAACGACTTCTAATACTGACATACTTTATTGGAAACGATATGGCATTAGCATAGATAACTTAACAGAAGATGTTGTATTCCCTATCAAAGCTGTTAATCTCTATAGTAAGTCATCATGGAAGCGAATAAACTATATGTCTGACTCTTACTGCATAACAGTCGCTATTGACAGATTTAAGATTTACCGACCACATGAAACAGGAAAAAGCAAATGGTTATCTAATGTATCTAAAAACACTATAGGGTCTATGAACAGTCTATCATACATATCTGATGTTGTGATAATAACTAAATCATACAAAGACTGTAGGGTTATAAGAAACTTAGGCTATGAATGCGTCTGGTTTCAAAGCGAAAGTGTCTTACCTGATCACTTAGTAATGCTCCCAGTATTTCAGAAATATAGAAGAGTTATCGTTTTATTCGACAACGATGATGCAGGTCTTGCTGGAGCTATAAACTTAGTAAAACATCTAAACAGTATATTTAAAGACAAGGTTATAACAAGTATTGCTTCTTCTCAGTCTCATATTAAAGACATTTCAGAAATGTACTGTTTCAAAGGAGAAGAGTACACTAAGCAATTTCTACATGAAAATACCAGTAACAATACATGAATCTTGGTATAGGTCTTTACAACCACACTTCCAAGACAGCTCTACAGTAACCTTCCTAAAAAGAAACATCCTACCAAGTCATATATTCTTTCCACCAACAGAAGATATATTCAATGTGTTTAAAATGCCTATCCACAAGATTAAGCTAGTAATTTTAGGCCAAGACCCTTACCCAAACACAGGACAAGCTATAGGCTATGCTTTTGCAATAGATAAAAACACTTCTAAACCTCCATCACTTAGAATCATTGAGAAAGAGTTAGGTCATACTTTATCTAATGAGCTAACAGAGTGGAGAAAACAAGGAGTTTTTCTGTTGAATACAGCACTAACGGTCAAAGCTAAGACAGCAGGTAGTCATCTAATGTACTGGAAAGAATTTACTAAATCTGTAATTAACGAAATATCAAGAGTTAATCCTTGTAGTTGGTTACTGATGGGTAAACATGCTCAGTCATTTGAATTATATATCCAAGAGGAAGGTAATATAATATATAAAACACCTCATCCAGCAGCAGAAGCTTATGCAGGAGGTAAAGCAGGCTTCTATGGTAGTAATGTGTTTAAGAAAATCAACAATTCTTTATTAATAAATTTATAATAAGTATAATCATGCAAGTTACAACATTTGAGAACGGAGTTAAGAACGTATACAATATTGAAATCGCACCTAAGACCTTTGCTGAACTACAGGTTGAGTTACGTAATCAAGGTGTTTATACCAATTGGGAAGAAAAGACTGTCGAACTAAGGCCAGGAAAAGTACAGCTTGTTC